TGATGAAACAAAATTTAAGTGATAAACATTTTTTTATTTATAAAATGTTTTTTATTGATAATCTTTCTGATGATCAGGTAGCTAAAATCTTAAAGTTTAAAACGAACGAAAAAGGTAGAAAAGCTGGTTACAAGCAAATAAAAAATTTGAAAAAAATGCTATACTTAAAAGCACAAAATTTATTAAAAGATAACGATTTATTTTCACTGTGATATGTTAAGTGACGATCAAAAAGCATTTATATTAAAAAAAATAAATGAAGATATTCATGATTATGTTGTCTTGGCTAATCTTCTTTATAATCGTGAAGATTTAACTGGAAGATCAAAAGAATCAAAAATAGTTAGAGATTTTTTGATTTCAACAGGTTTTGCTAAAAAAAGCGAAAAACCAAAACCCACGCAAATGATCGAAATATTGTCAAAAGAAAATTGTGAATTTATCGATCAAAATATAAAAACAGGTATTACACCTAGACAAGCCACAGAATTGATATTCCATGAAAAATTTGCAGGAATAGAAAATTTAAATATTTTTATCACGCCAGAATATAGAGCTGTACAAAAATATATAAAAGAAAAACATCCAGATCATCTTGTTGATAATGAATCAGGTATTGGAGATAAATATTCAGTCCCGCGCTCTATTAAAACTGTAATAAATAAAGTTAATCGTTGGGCGGGTCAAAACATTTCAGAAGATAAATTATCTTTGCAGCATAGAAAATGCATGGAAAAACTATTGACTTACTTGTCTAGTCCACGTTTTGTCGGCAATTACGATTCTTATAACAGCTCTACAGATAAAGAATTATTTGAAGCGGAGTTCGTTCGATCAGTTTGGGATAAGCCTGATCTTACGGTTGATGAAATAAATTTATATATAAATGTTTGCATGGATTACATCAATCTTCGCCAGATTGATATTAAAAAGAATAAGATCAATGAAATGTTTAATGAGACGCAAGATCAGAAAGATTTTACTATGCGTCTAACTGAAGTTCTTAAGACTATATCTGAAGAATATAATCAGTGTGCAAGTCGTATACATAAGAGTATTCAAAAATTAAACGGAGAACGCTCAAAGAGAGTAGAACTAACGCATCAAAAAAACGCTTCTATTCTTAATCTTGTAGAGCTATTCCAAGATGAGCAAGAGCGCAAGATGATGATACAAATCGCTGATATGCAAAAACGAACAATTAAAGAAGAAGCTGATCGATTGGAGAATATGTCATCTTGGAAAGCTAGAATTTTAGGAATTTCTAAAGAAGATGCTATATGATTCAGTGCAAAATCTGTAGCGAGTCTTTCAATAACGATAGAGCTTTTCATGCCCATTTAAAGAAGCATAATCTTTATCAGGCAGAATATTATTGTACTCATTTTCCAAGATATTCATTGTACTATCGTCAAAGAATACCTTTTAAGAACAAGCAGCAGTATTTTGAAACAGAATTTATTGATTATTCTGAATTCTTGAAATGGGAAAAAGCTAATAATCCAGAAATTGTAAAAGAAAAGTGCTTGGAACTTTTAAAGAAAAGAGTTGATGAAAAGAGTTATCGTTTTGCTCCATTTCATAATGAGTTGATTACATTGAATATGCCGAGTTTGACTATATATAAAAAATATTTCAACTCATATACTGCTGCTTGTAAATTATTGAATATTGAACCATTGTTTAATAAAAATTTACCTGAAGTTTTTAAATCAACTGATGTTTCTAAGTTGCCTATTCTTGTAGATACTCGGGAGCAAGATCCATTATCTTTTGAAAATACAAAAGTTGAAAAAATTTATGTTGGAGATTATCTTATTGCTGATAAGAAATATTTTACTAACACATTTGTTGACAGAAAAAGTGAATCAGATTTTCTTGGAACAATGGCTTCTGGCATTGAAAGGTTTGAGCGTGAAGTCCAAAGAGCTGTTGAGCTGAATTGTTATTTATTTGTTGTTGTAGAGACAACTATAGCAAATATTTTAATAAATCAAAAGAAATATAATAGAAAAACAAATCTAGAATATGTTTTTCATAATATGCGTAGCTTGTGCCATAAATATCCAAGACATACGCAATTTATATTTACTGGCGATAGAAATAAATCATTAGAGATTATACCAAAATTACTATATCATGGTAAGTCACTGTGGCAGGTAGACATACAATATTTTTTAGATTATGTGGGAAATAGGGAATCAAGTACCAAGGAAATCACGCTTAATTTCCAATGAGGAATTAGCAAAGATTCCTGGTTATTTAGAAGAACGAGAAGCGAAGTTATTGTTTTATCAATTTCTTCGCAATAATACTACTTTTGCTACTGATTTAATCACTGGCGTAAAGTTATTTCCTTTTCAACACATGGCTATTAAAGGAATGTTAGAAAGTGATTATTTTTTAGCTGTATGGAGTCGTGGGCTTTCAAAATCGTATACATGCGGTATTTATGCAGTATTAGATGCTATATTGAATCAAGGAATTGAAACAGGTATATTATCGCGCTCTTTTCGCCAGTCAAAAATGATATTTAAAAAGATAGAAGATATTGCTGCAAAACCTGAAGCTTATCTTTTAAAACAATGTATTACAAAGGTATCAAAGTCTAATGACGAATGGGTGATGGAAATTGGTAAAAGTCGAATTCGCGCATTGCCTTTGGGCGATGGCGAAAAGCTTCGTGGTTTCCGTTTTCATAGGATAATTATTGACGAGTTTCTTTTGATGCCTGAACGAATTTATAACGAAGTTATAGTACCGTTCTTGTCAGTAGTACAGAATCCTACTCAAAGAGAAGAATTATATAATTTAGAAACACAGTTGATCGCTAAAGGCGAGATGACTGAAGACGACAGATATATATGGCCTAATAATAAATTAATTGCGCTGTCTTCTGCTTCATTCAAATTTGAATATTTATATAAGCTTTATGAGCAGTATGAGAATTTGATATTCAACCCTAAAAACAAAGAAAAAACAAAACGTTGCATTATGCAGCTCTCTTATGATTGCGCTCCATTGCAACTATATGATCAGAATCTAATCAATCAAGCGAAGGCCACAATGAGTGAGTCGCAATTCTTGCGTGAGTTTGGCGCTCAATTTAGTGACGACAGTTCTGGATATTTTAAAATATCTAAGATGGCTTTATGTACAGTTCCAGATGGCGAAGCTCCATCTGTTGAAGTTGTCGGAAATCCAGAAGATGAGTATATTTTAGCCGTTGATCCTTCTTGGTCAGAAACTGAATCATCAGATGATTTCGCAATTCAAGTATTAAAGATTAATAAAGAAAAACAGATAAACACATTAGTACATTCATATGCTCTTTCTGGATCTTCATTAAAAGATCATATAAAATATTTCTTATATATATTGCAGAACTTTAATATTGTAGGTGTTTGTATGGACTATAACGGTGGCGTTCAGTTTATGAATTCTTGCAACGAAAGTGAATTGTTTAAAGATGCCAAAATCAATTTAAAACCTATGGTAACTGAATTTGAGAGACCAGAAGAGTATGCTCAAAATTTATATTCCGCAAAGACTGAATATAATAAATCAGATTATAAATACGTATTCTTGCGAAAGCCAACTTCTGGATGGATACGTTTAGCTAATGAGTTATTACAAGCTAACTTTGATCATCGTCGTACTTATTTTGCTAGTAGAGCAATTGATGATAATTTTAGAAGCCAAACTAAAAAACATATAGGTATTTCAGATTTGAAATTCTCTAATGCTTTAGATACTGAAAAAGAAAATGAAGAAGCGAAGATGATTGACTTTGTTGAACATTTATCAGATATGATTATGCTTACAAAAACAGAATGCGCTTTGATACAAATAACAACTTCTTCTCAAGGTATGCAGAATTTTGATTTACCACCTAATCTGAAACGTAAATCTGGACCTGATAAACCTCGTAAAGATAGTTATTCTGCATTGGTATTAGGTAACTGGTTATGTAAAATTTACTTTGATATGAATAACACTCATGTTGAAGATATAACTGAAACTTTTGAACCAATGTTTATTGCTTAAAGTTTAAAAGTCACTTTTAAAGTTACAATGTGTAACTATTATTAACATGAGTCGTAAATATAATAAACGTTCAGATTATTGGAACAAGTTCTCTAAAGCTAATGAAGAACATTCACAACCTTTGGACGCTATGTTGAAAGATTTTTCTGAACCTTCTTTAGTTGGAGATCCATTCTATCAGCAAGAATCAAAAGCTTCGACTTATGAAAGAACAGGTTCAGGCGAAACAACTAATCTTCGTCGCAATCTAGCATATGTAGGACCAAAAATTTATAAATATGGTAATATTCGTGAAGGTTTATTACCTTTTGAGTTCTCTGTAAACGGATATAATATCCGCGATGCTATTGAATTGTGTCAAAAAGCTTATGCTAATGTCGCTATTTTTAGAAATGCAGTAGATATCATGTCTGAGTTTGCTAACGCTGAGATTTATCTTGAGGGAGGTAGTCAGAAAGCTAAGGACTTTTTTGCCAAATGGATGAAGTATACAAGAATGTGGAATATTAAAGAGCAGTATTTCCGCGAGTATTATCGTAGTGGTAATGTTTTCTTTTACAAGATTAATGCTAAGTTTGAGATCGATGACTTCCAAAAGATTCTAGAAACATACGCTTCATATGATGGAGCTTCTTATAATACAGATATAAAATCAAATAAATCCTACTAATATTATATATTCTTTTTATAAGAAACAAGACTATGAACCTTTTGCTGTGCCTTTTGGATTTGCAGTTCTTGATGATATTAATTTTAAAATGGAAATGAAAAAGATTGATCAAGCTATTTGCCGCACAATCGAGAATGTAATTTTATTGATTACTATGGGTACTGAGCCAACAAAAGGTGGCATCAATCATAAAAATATTAAAGCAATGCAAAGTCTTTTGAGTAATCAATCGGTTGGTAGAGTTCTTGTCGCTGATTATACGACAAAAGCCGAATTTATTATTCCAGATATGAATAGAGTTCTAGGTTATGAAAAATATAAAATAGTCAATGAAGATATAAAAGAAGGATTGCAAAATATATTAATTGGTTCCGAAAAATTTGCTAATACAACAGTAAAAGCTCAAGTGTTCTTCGAAAGATTAAAGGAAGCTAGAAAAGCTTTCTTAAATGATTTTTTACAGCCTGAAATGGAATTGATTTTTCGTAATTTAGGATTCAAAGGAAAATGCCCAATTGCAAAGTTTGAAGAAGTATCAATCAAAGATGAAACTCAATTTAATCGTGTAGTTACGCGAATGATGGAGCTTGGTATTCTTCCTCCTGAAGAAGGAATAAAGGTTATTGAAACAGGAATTTATCCAACCAAAGAAGAGCTTGCTTCTGCTCAAGAAAAATTTGTTCAAGAAAGAAAACAAGGTTATTACAATCCAATTGTTGGCGGCGTTCCTGTTATTCCGCCTCCATTGCCTGACGTAGGTGGAGCGACTCCAAATAAAAAGACATCCACTCCAAATGAAAAAGGTCGTCCAATTGGCGCAAAAGCATCAGTTTATTCTAAAGATGCGATTGCAAAAGTATTAGACAGAACTAAAGATTTATATAGTTTAGTTGAATCTGGTTTAAAAAAGAAATACTCAAAGAAATCTTTAAATGTCGAACAAAAGAAATTAGCTAATGGTATTTCTGAAGCAATTATAATGGGTTCAGAATTGGATTCATGGAATAATTTAGCCATTGAAGTTCTTAATGATCCTGCAAAATTAGACAAATTAGGAATATTAAATAATAT